AATGTAGACTACACAAGAGATAGTTTGTTTGACGAATTAGGTTTGAAGAGATTAAAAGAAAGTTACATGAAAGATGGTGAGATTTCACCACAAGAAAGATTCGCATATGTATCAAAATCTTTTGGTAGTAATGAAGACCATTCTCAAAGGTTGTATGAATATAGTAGCAAGCATTGGTTATCTTATTCTACGCCTATCCTTTCATTTGGTCGTAGTTCCCGTGGGTTACCTATTTCTTGCTTTCTCCCTTATTTACATGATAGTGCTGAAGGCTTGGTTGATTGTTTGGCGGAAGTAAATTGGCTCAGTATGCTGGGCGGAGGAGTTGGAATTGGTATTGGAATTCGTTCAGCGGATGATAAAAGTGTTGGAGTCATGCCCCATCTTCGCACATATGACGCATCATCTCTCGCTTATAGACAAGGTAGGACTCGTCGTGGTTCTTATGCTGCATACCTTGATATTTCTCACCCTGATATTTTAATGTTCTTGGATATGCGGAAGCCTACTGGTGATCCTAATATGAGAGCATTGAATTTACATCATGGTGTAAATATTACTAACGCATTCATGCGTATTATTGAAGCATGTATGTTAAATCCTGATGCAAACGATGACTGGCCTTTAGTTGATCCGCACGATGGTACTGTTCGTGAAATTGTATCAGCAAAAGAAATTTGGCAAAGAGTTCTAGAACTTAGAATGCAAACAGGTGAACCATACATTCATTTCATTGATACAAGCAATGAAACAATGCCTGACTTTCAAAAGAAATTAGGTCTATCAATTAAACAATCTAATTTGTGTAGCGAAATTATTTTACCAACCGATAAAGATAGAACAGCAGTGTGTTGCCTATCTTCAGTGAATCTGGAGTATTATGATGATTGGAAAAATGACAAACTTTTTCTTCGGGACGTTGCGGAGATGCTTGATAACGTTCTTCAGTATTTCATTGATAATGCTCCTGACAGCATTTCAAGAGCAAAGTATTCCGCTAGCCGTGAACGGTCTATTGGTGTTGGTGCTCTCGGCTTTCATGCTTACCTCCAAAAGATACAAGTCCCGTTTGAGTCAGCCTTGGCTGTAAGTAAAAATCGCCAAATGTTTAAACATATCCGTGAAGGATTGGATCATGCAAATATCGACCTGGGAAAAGAAAGAGGCGAGGCTCCTGATGCTGTTGGTACAGGTAAAAGGTTTAGCCATATGCTTGCCATTGCTCCTAATGCTTCAAGTTCCATTATTATGGGCAATACTAGTCCCTCCATTGAGCCTTATCGTGCTAATGCTTATAGACAAGACACTCTTTCAGGTGCTTTTCTGAATAAGAATAAATGGTTAGATATTATTATAAAGGAAAAATGTGATGCCGATTCTAACTTGGACTATAACGAAATCTGGTCAAGTATCATCGCCAACGATGGCAGCGTTCAACATCTTGAATTCCTTGATGACTGGACAAAAGACGTTTTCAAAACTTCAATGGAAATTGACCAAAGATGGATCATACAGCATGCCGCTGATCGCCAGTCCTATATTGATCAAGCGCAAAGTCTCAATCTATTTTTCAGACCCGACTCAAATATCAAGTACATTCATGCGGTACACTTCATGGCGTGGAAGCAAGGACTCAAAACGCTTTACTACTGCCGCAGCGAGAAGATTTCGAAAGCTGATAAAGTCTCTAAAAAAGTAGAACGTAAAGTTATTGAAGAATTAGATATGAAAGCATTAGCAACTGAGGATGTATGTTTAGCATGTGAGGGATAAATGTCTCCTTTGATATTGAAGAATTTTCTGTCTGAACCTGAGATAGACCTTCTAATAAAAGCCGAAGATTTATGTCCGTGGAAATTAATCGGCACTTCAGATTATGATGGTATTAAACCTTCGTTTTGGTACAATAATATTAGTACGCTAAAACTTGAAGGTATGTTTAATGATCGTTTATCAAAGATACTTAGAGTTGATAAAAGTAAAATTATAACATATAGAATTTATCTCAATGGCCAGGCGCATGGTCAATGTGGATTTTGGCATACAGATAGAGAACTTAAAGATGTTGTAGATAATAAAAAATTTTTTACATTAGTATATTGGTTTGATAAAAATTGGAAGCCAGAATACGGCGGACATTTGATGATTAAAATTTCAGAAACGGACATCATGTCCATATTGCCACAATACAATTCTGGTGTTTTATTTGATAGCACTCTTCTACACATGGGATTAGAGCCAACTACATATTGTAAGAGTCAAAGAGTAAGTTTGGCCTATAAATTTGAGGTTATATTATGAAGACAACGTTAATTATAGATGGTGGTCTAGGTAGAAATATTGCATCAATACCATCACTTGAAAAGTATGTGGAAAAAAATCCAGATACGACAATTATCACGAATTATTGGACATCTATTTTTTGGGGTAATCCAATTTTAACGGACAGAATTTTTGATATAAACACTAAAGGCATGTTTGAAAGAATCAAAGATACTAAAATTATAAAACCTGAACCTTACTATAATACTAATTTTATATCAGAGAAAATATCAATGATGCAAGCATTCAACGAAGAGTTGAATGGTTCAGATTGTATCATTGATAGGCCTAAATTGTATCCTACCAAAGCCGAATTAAATAATGCTACGACATGGATTCAAACGAATAGAAAGAATATTGTTTTTCAGCCTTTTGGTAGCACAGCAAAACTTTTGAATGGTGATGTGATTGATGATTCTTGTAGATCCATGTCTAAAGAAATGGTAGTAAAAATCCTACAAGCATTGAAAAGAAGTGGATATCGTGTTATGATATTCAATACAATGGATGCACCATTTAACAATACTGAAGATTTTCCTGCACTCAATCATCTAAACTATAGAGATGTTGCTGCAATTATATCACTCAGCGATTATTTTATTGGATGTGATAGTTCAGGGCAGCACATGGCATATGCTTTAGGTAAAAACGGCTTCACTTGGTGGGGTGGATCAAGTTTAATTAACTTTGGTTATCCAAATTGGTTTAAGATTCATGAGAAGGCTGAACATAGAAAATACATGCCGTTTAGAATATCAGAGTTTGATTATTGGTTAGCAGGTGTTCAAAATGAAAGAACATTAGAATACACAAACGACGAATTAAATGGTATGTGTGAAATACTTTTAAAAGATATAAAAAGTAAAACATAATCATGAGTAAGATAATTCTTTTAAAAGATGTTTATGCACTTAAAGAACAGAAAGAAAAAGAGTTAGCCTTTTACAAAGAAAAAATGGCAGAACTACAAGATAAGATGCTTTGGTTAGAAAGAGAAATCAAACTAACCAAAGACATCATCAAAATGATAGAAGAAGAACGTATAAAAAATATAACACCAACGGAGACTTAATGTCCTTTCTAGTCGCAAACATACCACCATTACATTGTTATATTCGTAAAGAATTTCTCTATGACTTTGAAAAGGGCCATGGAGAATTTGAACCTTGTATTTGGATAACGGCTAAGTCTATTCGTGGTCAAGCATTTCGCATAGAAGCATATCTACCAAATTATGGCGCACTCTATGACAAGTTACCATTAAATGCTTTTGTTTCTAGAACAGAATCATTGACTGACTTTTTGCCACTGGATCACTTGCAAATATGGGATTGTTTCAGTTATAATGTTGCAGTGATTCAAAAGTCATTTCTCAAAAATCTATCATGTAAGTTTTTAGCAAAAAATAAACAATGGTATTTTGGCGACTACATGTTTACTATTGACAATGCAGCACCGGATCCTAACGTTATAGATACAACTTACAGTGAATGGCCTGAGGATCATAAATCATTTAATTTTATACAATTAACAAACGGACAGTTTGCAGCACAACCAAATAACCGCTGTATCTTTTTTGATGCGGCATCCAATCCTAAAGAGTTATTGTTTCCTGATTTTAGAGTATGCACTCAATTGTATAGAGTTGAAACAAATCCTAAATGGGCTTTAGGCGATTCAAACGAAGTAATGTACGGAGATAAAGAAGTATGATTAAAAAAGCAAAACATAATCTAGCCGATGAGAGAAGTTATTTCAAACCATTTAACTATCCTTGGGCGTATGAGTATTGGCTAAAGCATGAACAAGCACATTGGTTACATACTGAAGTTCCAATGATTGAAGATGTAAAAGATTGGAAGAATAAACTTACCGAAGACGAAAAGAAATTTCTTACACATATCTTCCGTTTCTTTACACAGGGTGACATTGACGTTGCGGGTGGTTATGTAAAGAATTATTTACCATATTTTCCACAACCAGAAATTCGTATGATGTTAGCAGGCTTTGCTGGTCGTGAAGCATTACATATTGCAGCATATTCACATTTGATTGAATCACTAGGTATGCCAGAGACAACATATTCAGAGTTCAATGCATATGCGGAGATGCGTGAAAAGCATGATTACATTATGACATTGAGTTCACAGAATAGTACCAAACAATCTACTGCTGAACACATTGCAGCATTCTCAGCATTCACTGAAGGTATGCAATTGTTTAGTTCGTTTATTATGTTATTGAATTTTCCAAGACATGGTAAGATGAAAGGCATGGGTCAGATTGTAACATGGTCAATTGTTGATGAGACTATGCACGCTGAAGCAATGATTAAGTTATTCCGTACATACATAGAAGAAAACAGAGAGATATGGAATGACGATCTTAAATCTAGAATTTATACCATTGCAACTAAGATGGTTGATTTGGAAGATAAGTTTATTGATTTGGCATTTGGCATGGTACGTGTGGCTGACTTGGACGCTAGTGACGTTAAACAGTATATCCGCTATATTACTGACCGTCGCCTTATTAGCTTGGGTCTTAAAGGAATCATGAAAGTCAAAAAGAATCCTCTGCCTTGGGTTGAAGAAATGATTAATGCACCAACACACACCAACTTCTTTGAGAATCGTGCGACCGATTATGCAAAGGGCGCTCTCAGTGGTAATTGGGATGAAGTGTGGGCAAGGGCTGCGTAAAAGGAGAGAGTTATGCCGATGTATAAGTTTTATTGTAGTGTAGGATGCGAAACTGATGGTGAGATATACATGGACGATGAGCCGGCATTCTGCCCATCATGTGGTATAAGATTTGATACAGACGATGTGAGCGAAGGTGAAGATGATGATTGGGATGATGATCCTGAAAATTGGGATGAAGATGAAGGAGAACCGTGGGCTAAAAGATGATTGCTGGTTTAGATTATTCCATGACAAGCCCAGCAATGTGCTTGTCAAATTATGATTTTAATTATGAAAATTGTATCTTTTCATATCTAACCACATCTAAAAAATATGATGTTCAATTTGGCAATATTACAGGCAAACTTTTAGATTATTCAAATACCATTCAGCGGTATGATTTAATAGCGATTCATTTTCTTGATATGATGCTTGACTACGGTGTCCAAAAATGTTATATTGAAGGATACTCTATGGGATCAAAGGGACGTATCTTTGACATAGCAGAGAATACTGGTATATTCAAACATAGTGCATGGAGATTTGGTATTGATGTGATTACTGTAGCACCAACTGCAATCAAAAAGTTTGCAACTGGTAAAGGTAATGCGAACAAAGAAAAAATGCAAGATGCATTCATTAATGAAACAGGTGTAAACTTGAAGGAACAATTAAACATGACAGAAAAACAATGGAATCCATCTTCAGATATTATTGATGCATATTATGTTTGTAAGTATGCGATTCATGAGGAAACCAAGAATGCCTGAAAAAATATTTGATTTATTAGACATCAGTAAAGATTCGAAATTTAATTCTAAACCGTTAGCGCATTTACACACATACTATCTTTCTGGAGAAATTAAAGAGCCTGAACATTATATTGATATATTTGATAGCATTCGAAGTGCGAGTGAAACGGACATTATTAAAATTCATATCAATTCTTCTGGTGGTCATTTATTCACTGCTATTCAGTTTATGCGTGTATTAGCAGAATGTCCAGCGCAAATCATTTGTTCAGTAGAAGGTGCTTGCATGTCCGCTGCAACTATGATATTCTTATCAGGTACAGGCTTTGAAATCTCCGAACATTCAATGTTCATGTTTCATAACTATTCAAGTATTGTCGGTGGTAAAGGTGGTGAAATGTATGATAACATTCTCCATGAGAGAAAATGGTCTGACAGAATCATGCGTAAAGTTTATGATGGCTTTTTAACCGAAGATGAGATTAAAGCAATTCTAAACAATAAAGATATATGGATGGACGGTGAAGAAGTCTTGAAAAGATTGAAAGCAAAGCAACTTAAGAAAATGGAAAAGCCAGCAGCAAAGAAACCTGCGGCTAAGAAAGCGAGTAAAGATAATGGAACAAAGTCTAAAAAGTAATGGACTATTTGTTGTATCATCGGCGATTCATACTAAACACGGTGTATACAATGCTGAAGAAAGACTAGACCAACTCATCAAAACCTGTGAATCTATTCGTGAAAGAACCACGTGTGATATTGTAGTTGTTGATGGTGGCGAAAAGTTTCTTTCTATTGAAGAACAAACTAAACTTCATCCTGTTGTAAGTCATTTTTATAGTTATTATGACACACCTCTTGTAAAAGAAATGCAAGCAATTAAAGTTCAAGATGTTGTAAAAAACGTCATTGAAGTTTTTATGTTTGGTTCATTCTTTCATAGTGAAATTGAAAAAATAAAACACTATGCAAGAGTCTTTAAGATGAGTGGTAGATATACATTAACAAATGATTTTGATTATAACTATCACATCAATCAAAGAAATCATATCGTTATTCGTGGACCATATACTTCACAGTTCACACC